AGGATCCGCGAGTCCAGCTTGTAGGTCGTGTCGGTGGTTGCGATGTCGAGAAGAATGTCGCTCTCGATCAGATTCGCCCGGATGCACGCCTCGCGTTGCGCCTCGTTGAGATTCGCGTCGATCTCGTCGTCGTCGATCAGATACGGGTGCCTCGCGTCCCGCATCCGACGACGAACCAGCGATCTAAGCTCCTGCAGCGTCATTGACCGCCTGCCACGCGATGATCAGGTCTTCAGCCGTGACATTCAGGCCGGCGACCTTTGCCAGACGGCGACGATCCGGGAGCCCTGCAGCAGTGAAGTCGCCTTCCTCGTTGCGTTCGAGCATGACCTTGATGGCGTCTTGAATCAGCTCTTGGTGCGTTTTCGTCGGAGTCTGCGGCGGCAGAGCGACAAATTCCTCGGCGACGGCATCAGCCGGCACAGCCCCAGCAGCAAACGCCGGCTGCAGGAACATCTGCGGAATTTCGGCACCGTCCGGACCGAGCACCATACAGTGCCCGCTGCCAGACATGGTACCGAATGAAATTGGCTCGCTTGTTGGCGATTTCAAACGCATTGATTCGTCCCTGAAAGGTGAAACGAGGGGCTTTCACCCCTCGGTTGATCAGTAGTCGTAGACGGAGCTTGCCTTGCCGGGGACGATGTAATCGACCCTGAGCTGGACCTGGCCCGTTGTCGGGGCGGCGCCGGTGCCAGTCCATCGGACGGTGATCGCTGGCTTGTCGTGAATGTACCCGGTCGGAACCAGCGCCACGAGTCCGGTTGCAGTCTTCACGTCGGTCGCCCCGAGATACCTGGTTGCCGATCCGGAGTCGCCGACAGACAGCGTGTCTGAGGTTGCCGAGTTGAACACGATGCGCTTCACGATCGCCCCGGAAGTGACGATCGCGCCTTGCGGAATGTCGATCGCAGCAACGTCGGTGCCGGAAGTTCCGGCCAAATCGCCGAAGTTGATCGTGACGACCTTCGAGAGTACGTCTTGGACACTGGAGTCCTTGGTGATTGCCATAGTAGTTCCCTTTGAAAGTGGCTCTCGCCGTGGTTACAGGTAGTAGTCCATGCAGATGCAGCCGAAGTCCTGCACCGTGTTGCCGTCGAGCCGGGACATGAAGCGCGGCTTCAGGACCCCGGAATACTGCGAGAGCGTGATCGCGTTCTTCGCGCCGGAGTCCAGCTTCTCCTCGTACCAGTCCGCGGCACCCCAGATATCGGCGTACAGAAGGGCCTGTTGGCCGAGCAGAAGGCTGCGCGTGCCATCGACCGCACTACCGGCGCCCCACTTCGAGCCGCTGGCAGCGCCGGCGGTGTTGTAGACCTTGTTCGAGACATGGAACAGGATGCCGTCGACAGTGAAGCCCGCGGCGCCGGTGAAAAGCGGGTTCTTGAACCCGCGCTCTGCGGCATTCACGAGCACGTCGCGGAAGTCGGCGTCCTTCTTGTAGCGCGCGAAGGTTTTGGGATGGACCACATGGACGTAGACCTCCTGTCCGTTGACCATCACCGGTTTGACGCCGCGCGTTTTGGCCTCTGCGCACAGATCGACGAGAGCGCCGTACTTCGGCACGTAGCCGGATGCGATCGCAGCCGTGTTTCCGGCAATCAGGTTGGTGCCGTTGAACGTGAAATGGCGCTTGCTGGTCGGCGACGCGGCCACGTCGGAGTGGTATTCAAGCTGCGTGAGCGAGTCCTCGGCGCCGGTCGTCCGCGTTGAGCCGTCGGTGTTGTAGGCGAAGCTGATATTTGACGCGGCCAAGAACATCATGTCATCGTTGATCTGCGCGCGCCAGTCGGACAGCGAGTCCTTGGCCTCTTTGCGGAAATCGAAAACCGATTGCTGGTCATCGACCCGGCCCTTGCTGGAAACCGACTTGCGGAGCTGGTCCGTGCGGATCTCGACCCAATACGTCTCAAGGCTCTCGCGGCGACCGTCGATGTCGTTGTCCCCGACGATGCCGGAAGCCTGCATGTTTGCCTTCAGGGCAATCATTGCCCGGTCGCCCTTCTCGGTCTTCTTCAGCTCGGTGATGCGCTGGACAACGGAATTGCTCCCGGTGCCCATGAATTTTTCCCAAAACGATTGCTGGCGATAAGCGGTAATCGCCTCATTGACCCATGCGCGCTTGACAGCGGCGGCATTCTGGATCTGCCCAAAAGCGGTGTAGCCCATGTCGTGACCTCGTAAGTAGTGAATGACTTGCTATTCGCTGGCTTACGGGCCGAGCAACCGGACACGAGTTACCGCTTCGTGACCTAGCTGATTCGAGTTTTATCGCTTCTCGGTAGCGGCCTGGATTTCCGCCCTGGCAAGGGCTAGGTGCTGCTGGCTATCTGGAAAAAATGCTATCCGATAGCCGGCATGATTGGCAATTGTGCGCCAAGCAATCTACCGCAGCATGCGTTGCCTCTCGGATTCGGGAGCCTTCGCCCACTTGTCCGGATTGCTCAGGATGTCGTTCGACACCGGAATGGTTCTGTTGCCGACTCCGGCATCGAAACGCGGCGGCTGCTCTCCGGCTGTACGGGCCGCGGTGGCGAGCGCCTGCTGCTTGCGCCTGTCAACGGGAGGCGGAGTCGGATCGTCCTTGATTGCCTGCTGGCTCTGCGCATAATGCGGTGCCACCCGCGCAACAGCGTTTTTCAGCGCATCGGCTGGAGCGTAGCCGTTCTGCTTGTACATCTCGATCCACCCGACGACATCGGCGATGGCGTCCTGATTCGCTTCAGCCGAGTCGATATCGAGAAACGGGTACGCCTTGTAGGTGTCGGCGACGACGCGCTGCACTGCGGCTTGCGATTCGCGCTCTTCGAGCCGCTGCGAGATTGCCGCTTCGCTTGCAGCCTTTGCCCGAGCGTAAATCTCGGCGTTGATCTGCGAACGGATTTTCCGTGCCGCCTCCTTGTCGCCAGCCTCGATCGCGTCGTAGTGCGCGTCTTCGAGCGCGTCGAGGTCGATTTCTGCCGGGGCGGCCTGCTGCGTCGCCTGTTGTGCGGCCAATGCGGCCCTCAATTGCTCGGCCTCTTCGCGTGCAGCATGCAGCTTGGCGTTGACCTCATCGAACCGGGCGCGAGGGATCGCCGAGTCGCGCTTCGGCGGATCTGGTTCGCTTTCCGGCTCCGGCTGCGACTCGTCGATCAGTTCTTCTTCGGCTCCGTCGGCGCCGGCTTGTTGCTCCTGATCGTCTTCGGACTCTTCGTCGATGACGGCGCCAAGCAGTTCGAAATCGGATTCGGTTTTGATGTCGGTGTCGCTCATGCGTTTGCTGCTCCTTGTGTTGAAGGTCCTGTCTCAATCCCATCGTTCATGCCGGTCGCCGGATTCGGCGGGAAATTCGGGCTCGTGTTCTCCGGCAGGCCGGCGACTCCTTGTGCTCCATCCGGCACACCTGGGATACCTGGCGGTGCGTTCGCGTCCTCGAATCCGGCAGACAAAAGCATGGCGTCGGCCATTGGCGCAATGCTCGGCATCATCGCGATTTGATTCGCCGCGGACGTTGCGCTGAACATTCCCTCCACGTTCTTCGTCGTCGTTTCGGCCTTCGTCTTGGCCGTCTGCGCCTGCAAGAGCGCGGCCTTGGCTTCCATCAGCGGATCGGGAGGTGGAGCGCCTGCACTCTGCATCTGCTCGATGATCTCGGCTTTGTCGCTCAAGTTGCTCTTGCGGATCACTGCGGTATCCGGAATCGCGATGCCGACCTTGCGCATCTCGAGAGACTGCGTGAATTGGCTGTTCTCAAAAGTAACCTGCATCGGCTGTGCGGTGATGACCGTCGCGTACTCGCCGCTGGTCATGTCGTTCAGATACAAGCCAGTCGTCGGGTCGAATTGATTGATCGTCAGCCGGTCCTCGAGCTCTTTGCCGGTCAGCGGGTCGGTCTTGGTAATCCGGTAGGTGCGCTCTGCGGTGTAATACTTGCCGATGGCATAGTCAATCCAGTCGGCAACGAGATTCCGAGTGCGCGCTAGATTGTCGAGAGGGACGGCAAGCTGCTGCTGCGCCGCGTGCTGCCGGCTCTGAATCGCGATTCCTGGCTCGTCGCCTTCGCCGATGCCGCGCATGGCAGGGGGGACCGTGACCTCTCCGAGCGTCGTCGATGCGATCTGTATCAGACGGTCGATGCCCTGCGGCATGGGATTCGCCGGGATCTTCTGCAGCGGCTCGGTACCCTGCTTGCGCTCGATGTACAGGCCGGTCATCGCGCCCTGCTCGGCAAGCTGCTGCGGCGACATGTTCGTGAGCTGGCCCTGCACGCCCTGCCAGCCGGAGTTGGCTGTCGTGTTGATGACGTGGATGGCCTGGCTGATCGCCTTGTCGAGAATCCGCTGAGGCCCGACCGCGTTGTCGACCATGCCGCGAGTCCGGCCGCGGCGGAAGTACGCGAAGAAAGGCACCACAGTGAATCGGTCGTAAGGCGACCATCCGTCATGCAAAGTGACATCGCGAGTCGTTACCGACCACCGAACGCGCCGAGTGCGGCGCCGAGTGATGATTGCTCCGTCCTGTCGCATCTGTTCGAGCACTTCAGGCGCTTCGTCGCCGTTGAGCTGCCGCACGTCGCCGCCTTGGAAGATAGCGACATCCATCGCTTCTCGGACCCACTTCTGGCGGTCGATGATGCGCAGTCGCCGCACATCGTTGCCAAGATACTCGCTGCCGCCCGTCTGGCCGCTTTCTAGGGCGAATTTCGACCGCTCTGCGCCGTCCAAGTCGTCCTCGCCGTAGTCCTTGTCGCTGACATTCGCGCATGACTCTTCTGCGAGGCGACGGATTTTCTCGCCATACAGGCCCTCTATCTCGTCGAGCGACAGCCAGCGTGTCACGATCACGTCGGACCACGATCTCGGATCGTAGCCCTTCGCGTCCGGATCTGGAATCACGTCCAGCGGGTCGAGAACTGTGATGCGCAGCTCTCCGACCGTGCTGTCGTCGTAATCCATCCGCGCGTCGTAATAGCCGCGCTGCTGGATCATGCCGTCCTGAAAGACCTCGCTCTCCAACCAGTGCAGTTTGTTGTTTCCTGCGATCTGCATCGCGACCTTGGAGCGAACATCGGCCAGCTCCTGCGTCGCGTCACCCTGGCGCGGCTTGAATGAGATGTCCATTCTGTTGCTGATCTGATAGCCAAGAGCCGAATTGACCGCCGGC